AGTTGAGTAGGTCATCCCACTCCTGCGAGATGACCTATTCTTGCTCTAAAGATACGCTATGCGTAAATAATTAACACAATTACTACTACCACTACAACGATGATACACATTGCTGCTCTTAAGTGTCCTTGGATAGTTATAGGCTCCTTATGAGATTCTAAATACTCCGCAAAGTATGCATCCATCCACGAAGGTAAGATAAGCAGAATCTTAAGGAGAGGCGATTCTTTACTCATAGTTGATCCCCTCTAACATTCGTTATAACCACAGTTATCGCATTTAATACATCCGTTGCTACTGGCGAGGGCTATGCCACAAGAAGGGCAGAGACTAGTAATAGATGATCTTACCTCTATTGCCTCCTCCGTACAGGAATCCCCTTGGAGTTCCTGCATAATAAATTGCCCTATACCATCAGGTACGGAGCGTACACGTTCATTCCCAAACCCTACGGATTTACTTCCTCCTATATCAAGAAGCTCCTTAGCAACTACGTCAGGATTTATACCGCTCCTTAAGGCCAATGATACTAGTCGCGCAACAGCCTCCGTAAATGCAGCTACGTCACTACCCGCTTTGCCTATTTGTGCAAAGAGCTCAAACGGATGCCCCTCGTGCATATTAAGTGTTAAGTACATCTTGCCTAGGGCGGTTCGTTTACTCGCAGTTATGCCCCCCAATCGCCTGGGTCTAACTAAGGGCTTAATGGATCCCCATATCCTCTTAGGCGATTTCTCCGTGGTACTCGGCACGTCCGCGTTAGTACCAACGGAAACAGCTTCGATCTTACGTGCTCCCGCGCGATAGAAGGTGAGGCCCTTGCAGTTACGCTTATAGGCGTAGAGAATAGCATCTTCGATATCCCCAGGATTTGCATTATGCGGCATATTTATTGTTTTGCTAACTGCATTATCGACGTACTTCTGAAAGGCTGCTTGCATACGGATGTGCGCTTTATAAGAGATTTCTGCTGCTGTCTTATATAAAGCCTTAATCTCGGAAGGTACAGATGTGAGATGTTGGCAGCTGCCAGACTTTGTTACTGCATCTTTGGTTGCTTCTACATGTTCTGGGGAGCATATAGATTGAATATCCCTCATGAATGCTTCGTTGATTTCTATAAAGTCCTTATCAATCATTCTCTTTCTGTAACTAAGCCCGAACAGAGGTTCTATCCCGTAACTAACTCCTGCGATAGTAGCTAAAGTACCTGTGGGGGCGATAGTAGTATGTGCTGCATTACGATAACGAGGACCACTTACATAGGCGGGATATACACCCTTTTTCTCTCCTAGAAGGAGACTCTGCTCTTGCGCTCCCTCCTGAATAAACTTCATTACACTTTCTGCTAATTCTAATGCTTGGGAACTATCGTAGGGAATCCCAAGTTCAATTAGCATGTCTGCCCAGCCCATAACACCTAAGCCGATCTTACGAGTTCGGAGTGTCGCCTTTTCTATATGCTCTAATGGGTATTTATTAATAGTGATTACGTTGTCGAGTAATCTCACGCTAAGCATCACGACTTTCATTAGCCGCTTCCAATCTACCTTTCTATTAGATACCATATTGGCTAAATTAATAGACCCTAGAATGCACGACTCATGATCAAGCAGGGGCTGCTCTCCACATGGATTGACCCCCTCTAGCTGCCCTAGATGCGGTGTAGTGTTACCCTTCTCAATAACGTCTCCGAATAATATACCAGGCTCACCGTTTCTCCATGCTTGTCTTGTGAGAAGTTGCATAAGTGCCCTAGCACTTACTTCCTTATAAGATACATCGTTCCATCGAAGGGTTATGTTCCTATCCAGTCTAACGGCGTCCATAAACTCGTCAGTTAGTACGACAGATATGTTAAAATTTGGCATGGACCCCTCAACATCCTTACATGTAATAAAGTCCTCAATGTCAGGATGATGTATTATCATTGATCCCATGTTGGCGCCCCTACGAGTACCTCCTTGCTTTATTGTTTCTGTAGCAGCATCAAATACCTTCATAAAAGATATTGGCCCGCTTGCGACTCCATAAGTAGAACTTACTGGAGCCCCCTGCGGGCGCAATTTAGAGAAGTTAAAGCCTGTACCTCCTCCGCTTTTTTGTACCATTGCCATTTCAAGTATCCCTGAGAATATGTCGTGCATACTATCACGTACAGGCAGTACGAAACAAGCTGCTAACTGCCCCAATTCTTTGCCCGCGTTCATAAGCGTAGGAGAATTCGGAAGAAAGTCTAGCTGCGTCATTAACTCATAGAACTCCTCAGCATACTTTCGCTTGAGCTCTGGAGTCTCCTCTGCTTCGGCAATTGCAACGGCTACTCTACGGAACATCTCTTCGATACTTTCTCCATCCCTAAGACACCTTTTTTGTAGGATGCTCTTAGCTGCATAGGTAAATCTATCGTCCATTTACACTACCTCCTCCAGGTTTCCCCATTCAGTACCATATTTAAACTCTGCCTCAAAGGGCACTTTAGCTTGTACTATATCAATAGGAGTTTGTCTCATAACACCCTCCAATATCTTGACAACCTCTCTAACTACGTCCATATCTTGGGGTAGTTCTACCAATATAGAGTCGTGTACTAAGTTAATTATCTTAGCATCCAGGGGCATCAAGGACCTTTCTGCACGCATGGCTGAGATCAATGTAAAGTCGCTAGCTGTTGACTGAATAATGAAGTTTCTGGCTTCTCTCTGTAATTCCCTAAGGTTCTCTGCTGTAACAAGCCCAAATCGACGATGTCTCCCAAGGGGTGTTATTAAGGTTCTACCTTCCATAGGCGCTTCTGCGCACCAATTTAGAAATTCTGCAGCCTCTGGAGCCCTCGCAAACCAATCATGAATATACCTACGTGCCTCCTCTACAGATACTTCTAACTCCTCGGACAATGAATATTCCGTTCTCCCATAAGGGATTCCGAAGTTCACTGCCTTAGCGCGTATTCTTGCAATGTTAAGGGCCTTAGCGACCTCGGCGTGCAGATCTCTTCCTTGCATAAAGCATTCGGTGAGGAACTTGTCCTTACTTACTTCAGCTAGCACCCTTAACTCGGCGCCACGATAATCAGCTTCGAGTAACCACTTGCCCGGGGGCGCTTGGAATACATTACGTACGCGAGGCTTACGCTTGGGCTGATTTTGGACGTTTGGCTGCGAAGAACTAAGACGCCCTGTCACAGTACCATGTAACTTATAAGTCGTATGAGCTCTCCCGTCTTTGCTGATCCTTTCCTCTAGACCTATAATGTAAGTAGACAACTCTTTAGCTACGGATCGATATTCCAATATTTCATCTATAATAGGGTGCTGTCCTTGCATCTTCTGCAATACTTCTTTATTTGTGCTTTGCCCCTTACCTCGTATAGGAGGCTTAAGACCTAGCCTCTCAAACAGCAACCAAGCTAGCTGATAAGTACTTCCAGGATTAAATACATCCGGAGCGGTACGGGCACCAGTTTGCTTCTTATATAGCTCTGGGTCCCACAACGGCATCGCGCGATCAATAATTTTGTCCATTAACTCCTCTTGATGTTGTTGGTACTCTGCCTTGAGTTCTTGTAGTAATGGTAAGTGTACGTATATGCCGTTACGCTCGACTCTACGTAGAAATGCTGATGCTGGTAATAATAATTCTCGATACAATCGATTGAGTTCCTTATTAGTCTCGATTTGAGGCAGCATCTTTTGTATACACTGCCTGGTGTAATCTGCATCAGTGGCCACTCTCTCGTATAGTACGTCTAAGGGTAGATTAGCGAAGCCCTTTTTGGACTTATCTCGAGCCTGCTTATTAGCTATGTGCTTATAAGGGGCAGCTCCTAGTAGCCTAGACGACAACTGTTCTAGGTCATGAACGCCTCCTTGTTCATTCAGACTATAGCTAAGTAGCATTGAGTCCTGATGAACAATCGCGGGTAGTCCTCTTCTTCTTAGAAAGGATGTATCAAACTTGCCGTTATGCCATCCCCATTGAATATCCGGGATAGTAAACAACTCTCTTCGTAACAACTCCTCCGGTATTACGAAAGCCTTATTCTTATCGTATGCTATGGCTACTACCAGAATATCACCTGCTCGACAGTCTAACGAAGTAGTTTCAATATCACATCCCACTAATCCTATATCGTGGCGATTTGCTGTTAGATAATCTATTACCTCTTGTACCAGCTTGGAAGTATCCATCACCTCCCATTGGGTATCTCCTGCACATAATTGTTCACCTCCTCTAGCGAGACGTCCTGCGTAAGACATAGCTGTGTAGAATAATTTGTAATCCCCCGGGGCTCTCAAAACAGCTGCGGGATGCAGTATAGGAACCATATTTATGCCAAAGGGTCCAGCCATTACACGTCCTTGCTCCTTGGTGATCTTTAAATCAAAGTTACCTGTCAAACTATGCATCGCTATGTTGCCTAGAGCAATAATAAGCTTCGGCTTGACTACTTCAAGTTCCTTAAACAATCTATCTCTACATGTCATAATTGCCTGTCTTATCCGAGGCTTATTCTGTGGAGGCTTGCACAGAAGCGCATTAGTAATGTATATTTTATCTCGCGAGGGAAAATGCGCTGACTCCATAACCTTATTAAGCAACTGCCCACTGGGTCCAATGAAACAAGCTTTACGAGCGATCTCCGTCGCTCCTGGGGCTTCCCCTACAATGGCGATATCCGCTTGAAAAGGTGCTGGCGCAGGTATCTTAGGATATCTTGCGTAGATACACTTAGCACAGTGCGTCATAACAATAAGCCCTCCATCTCTTAATATTATGCTCTAAAAGGGATTCGTTCATATCTGTATATTCAAAACGTACCTTCTTAGAGGGCTTAGGATACTTCTTGGGATCCAACAATCGTCCCTCAGCAGCGTATATCGAAGCAATGCCGCTATCTACTCCACGAATACTTGTTAGCCCTCCGACTTCTGTTAGACGATGTATATATCCGATCTCTCGAGGGTCTTCCCAACATCCTAACAAATGTAAGCCGACATTAACCGGATCTGAAAGCTGCTGTAGTTTGAGGATAGCTTTAATTCGACCGTAAGGGCCTAAGGTGTGTACTAAGTTCTTAGGTATACCTAATGAGGTAATAGGTAATTCTAGCAATGCCCGAGCACATTCTGCCCATTCCTTAAGATCTCTTCCTTGAGGGACAGCCATAATCTCACCGTCCCAACGTCCCCAGAGATACTCCATAGCCTTATAAGAAGCCCTCACAGTATCTTCTGCTTCAAAGAATCTGTCGGGCAATTGGATCTCTGTTGCTCCGATTAACTTGGCTTTCTCGTATAGCTCCACTATCTCCGGAGAGAACCCCTCGGCTTGTCCATTGTCGAGGATGACAAATCTACCTTGCTTGATTTGAGAAGCGTAAAAGTCCGTATACTTCTCGTCCTCTCCTATCATTTGAGCAAGACATAGATGATAAGAATCATTTTGTACTAAGTACAAGTATTTCGTTGGTACTATGGTAGCAATTTTCATAGCATCCACTCCTTTCCAGCGGGAGCATAATAGGCGACCTCATTCATAACACAGAAACAAAATGAAAGGGCTGCTCCGCCTATGCCTAAAATAACCTCTTTTTCTCTCTTTCCACATAATAGTCCCTACTGCTACCTAACTTTGCTCTCGAGCACAGACAGCAAGGCTCACTGTTTACGCCTCGGTGAATATACTTGCAGCCCGTACAAGCAACACTTTCTAGGCCTTCTTTAACGTGGCGGTATTTGTAGTTCACTTTGTCCACCTCTTTCCGAACCTCATGCCCCAGAGCTTCTGCCGGCGCCGCATCCAGCTTACGACTCATAATACTGTCTCCTGCCTCTCATAGTCCTTCATCGTCGGCTTGGGACCATCGAGATCGTCCCAACCGTAAATCGTTCCCGTTCTGGCTTCATACTCGGCTCGATAGCAGTCACGACACATCTCTCTGCCTCCAAGCCATCCCATTTCTCCATAATATTCAAACCCGCTGCAATATTTGCATTTCACGATTAGATCCATCAGGCACACTCCCTACTCTATTTCTCTTTCTCCTTATCTCCCTGTAAAGTATCTATCATCTCCGGCTTCACCTCTTCGAAGTGCATAATCGCAAATATGTTCCACACAGCAGCTGCAAGATGATCCTCGTCGCGCATACCCATTATCCACTGAAATAAGTGTCTAACCGCACTACTAAAGCATTCAGATGCTAACAAGCCCTTTTCCCAATTACGAGGGGCGTGATCTCTTGCTCCTCTCTCGTAATGAATAGCAATACGTCTTAAAGCGTAGGGGCTTATCAAATCAAATCGCCCTTTATCTGTCTTGTCTTCCCGCAATGCCCCCGTTGCGCGTGTGATCTTGGCTGCCTTCGTCATTCCGATTCCTCCATTATCCTCGACTTAATGACTCTATATTCAGACGTATCCTCGAACCGCCTCTCCGCCTCGCGCCTTTTTGCGCTCGCAGCATGTGAATATATATTACCATGTCTATGCTGTAGCTTAGCAACATTAAGTTCGGCACAATCCTCTAAACGCAGCCCAGTACTCTCGCATACGGCCGATAAGTACCATAAGACATCTCCAATCTCTTTGGCGAGCATCATTAGATCTAAGGGCTGCTTGTGGAAAACGTGATGTTTAATAACCCCTGCCACTTCGCCGGCTTCATCCATAACACCAATAGTCCAGTCCAATAATCTTGCTTGCTTGGATGACAAGGGCTCAGAAGGTTTAAACTTGGAGCCCGCTTCTCTTTGGTACTGTTCGAAATTCATGATCCTACTTCTCCTTCCGTGAGTTATAATAGGCCGGAATTACTAAATCCCGGCCCTTTCTACTTTTCTACCCTTTCTTTGCCCACAACACTAACCAATAACAGAAGGGTGTATCTAGGAGAGCTAAGATCCATTTTATCAGCAATTGTCCGAGTATCATAAACTTGAGAGCATCGAAAGGAATGACACCTGCGAATGCAATGACAATAAATATAATTGTGTCAAGTAGCTGACTTACAACTGTAGATGCGTTATTTCGAATCCATAAATACTTTCCATCTGTTTTCTTGCGCCAGAAATGAAATGCCCATACGTCATGATATTGTGAAACAATGTATGCACATACCGAAGCCAGCGTTACCCTCGGCACTGCCCCAAATATTGCAACATAGGACTCCTGCCCGCCAAAGATTACTGAAGGGGATAGTCGTATAGCTATTTGTGTTATTACTAATACAAATGCCATAGCTATAAATCCTACTTTAACAGTACTCTTAGCGACATCAGATCCATATACTTCGTTTATGACGTCAGTTACTAAGAATGTAATAGGTATCGCAAGCACGCCTAGCGGTATTATGAATGGGCCAAGGTCAACTTGCTTTATTGCGATGATGTTAGATAGTGTATACAGTGCTGTAAATATGCCCACCAGTATTAATAACTTAGAATCCGCCTGTTTGTACTCAAACAAACTTATCTACCTCCAATCAATGTCAATCATGTACTCGGCAGGGTCAATTGCTCCATTTTCCTTAAAGGCATTTATCCTTTCTACACATGTAGAGCATACCCCGCAGTGCGCCATTCCTCCACGATAGCAGCTGTACGTATCCCCAAGAGGGACTCCTAACTCGATTGCTCTCGCAACTACTTCAGTCTTAATCATCCATTGCAGCGGGGTTACAATCTTGACTTCATGATAAGTACCCATATTTATGGCACATGCCATAGCGCCATTAAATTCGGGTGTGCAGTCTGGATATGCACATGAATAGCGGTCCTCGAGGTGTGCCCCATAGAAAATGTAGGGGGCTTTTATTCTAAGGGCAATTATGGCTGCGATACTTAGCAGTAGGCCGTTTCTAAATGGTACATACGTAGGGGAAACTTTAAAGGACTTTTCAATTTGCGAATAGGTCATGGGAGGTACTTCTGAGGAGCCCCCCAGCAGAACTGATGAACTGCCATTAAATATGTCCCCAGATAGATCTACAACTATATGATTGGATAGTCCCAATCTTTCTGCTATTCTTGCAGCTGCATTTAATTCAGTAGAATGCTTCTGCCCATAGGCTACAGATAATCCCGTTATAGCGCCCCCTCCAAACGTGTGGACTGCTATAGCTGCGCATGTACTGCTATCTATACCTCCTGAAAGTAAAACTACTACTTGCTGGTTCATCAGATACATCCCCCCTCGTAGTTACCCTCGGACTTGAAGCGCTCCAGCTCTTCTTGTTTTATTCTCCATTGCCCCCCGACCTTAATCGCGCGTATATGTCCTTTACGAATGTAGCTGATAACCGTAACATAACTTCTACCTAGCTCATGGGCCACTTCGCGGACTTTGAGTAACTTCTGTGACCGTGGCTGGGGCATACTATCACCTCCTCGATATTATTGCGGGTCCTTAACCTATTTAGATTAAGGACCCGTAATTAGCTCTAATTATCGTCCAAGAAGGAGCCAGTCTCTTCTGCCGGGGGTAACACATCTACTACGTTGTTACGTCTCTCGGTTTTTCCTGTAGCCTGATTACGATAGGGACGGATTTTAACCTTAACCCTACAAGGGAGGCCCAGAGCGATGCCCTCATCGCAGAAATTTCGAGGCGAGAATTCGGCTAAATTAACGTCAGGCACAATTCTTACTAGGGACTGCTTCAGCCGAGATTGCCCCACCTCATTATTTAACACGGTATGGTTAAACAATAAACGGCCATCGTACTGGGGATGAATTACCTTAAATACCCAGGTAATCATAGGGTTGTTGTTAGAAGAGTACCCGAACTCCGTATTCTCGACAATGCAGTCATAAATCCCGGGAGGTAAAGCCTCGAAGGTAGGAGCATCTTCACTCACCTCGTCCAGGTTCAGAACTAAATTGTCTCCATCACCGCCTCCGTCAAGATTGCTACTACCCAATACTGCCTGCTCATCCGGATCCAGAAAATCAGTTGTCATTACTTGTTCCTCCTTACTCTTAGTCTTTAATGTTGTACTTAGCTAGGTCAGCCATTCTAGGGTTATCGATGTACTTGCCCTCGAAGTCGCTGAACCTATGTTTTGCCCTGAACGTTTGTCCGGGCACAAGATATAGTCGTCTATGCACGTCACCTCCTTCGGTGGGAGCTGCGACATAATATCCTACTACATCGAAGAAACCTTGCAATTCGTAGGCTAGCTTCCCAGGCATAAGTGGATTATAATGATATCGCTTCATTTGATCCTGTTCCTCCGCCCTAGCACATACAAATAAAGCATGCATAGGCAGATCTCGGAAGGACCTAACTAGAAGACGAATCATCTCCGCCGAACGATTCCATTCTGCGAATTGCGGAATCTCCGGTTCCATATCAAGTGCAAATGCTCCGATCTTGATACCGAGTAGCTGATACATGCAGTACTTCTGTACCTCTGTTAAGGAGTCGACACATACAGTTCGATACATCTTTGGTTGCGTTATCTCTTCTGGGGCGCACCCCCTAAACAATGCCTCCAATTTAACTAGTTTCGTATAGGCCTCTCGATCCTTCTTTGTGAGCCATGCATCTCTAAACTTGCAATGTAACCTCAAAAACTCATGCACTCTCGCAAACTGCGGATAGTTAGAAATCGATACCAGGTCGAGATCAAAGTTTTCGATTGAGGCATCTCCTGCCTCAGCGTCGATAAATAATACATCTCGCATCTTAGGAACCTCTGATGCAGTCGCTATAAGGGTGGTTTTCCCTACACCATAGTCACCATAGACTAGGGCGTTCAAGTAACGCTCTCTTTTCCTAGCAGCGACTATCTGGAAAGCTGGCTCTGCGGACCTGGCAGCGGGTGGAGTGGGTGCAACGGGAGCGGCTTGTGCTGCTCCCCTGAGATTACCTAAAGCACCCTTTACTGACTGAGCCAATTTATCCTTCTCTACTACTTGTTCTCCTTGGGCCAATTTATTCTCTTCCGCCATTCGTGCCTTTCGTCTCCTTTCGGCTTATAGTATTGGTCGATCAGGTATTCCCAGTCACTTCCCTCATCCATAGCTATGCAAAGAGTTCGCATCTCCTTACAATCCCATTTACAGTCTCTAGTAGGGTTAGGATAAAGAGCGACGTTCGGGTCAAGCATCTCCTTTGCTTCTGCAATTATATGGTTATACGTGCTAACCTTAGAATAGGTATTCGTAAATACCTCATCAACTCTTATAAAACGATTCCCTTCGGGTGTCTCCTGTTCTGCAAGATGATTTAGGAGCTCAACATACTTCTCAGGGAAATTACCTCCTGGATACTCTTGCAACATTAGCTCTCTGGCGAGGCCGTGCGTAGTTTTCTGGCTCTTATTTACACTTATAGTACCATTAGTAAGAATCCTGGGATATTCAGGAACGTTCTTTGCAAGCTGCATGTATAGCACGCCTTCGAATTCGTGATTATACCATTGTTCTGCTGCCCATGCATACGCTTTGACCTGCGGATCAGTCATGAGTTTGTCTATGTCTATAGTAGCGGCCGTTTTATATTCACCAATCCAATAGCGTCCATAGCAGTCTATTACGATTCTGTCGAAGGTGCCTTGATATACGACCGACTTATCGAACATTCCATCAAGTTCAGTCAGCTTCAGACGGAAGTCCACTTCTACCTGTGGTACTCCGTCGACGACTAGGGTTGCGTAAGTATTGTTACGATTCCAATTAGTATACCACTTAACGAAGTAGTCCATCATACCTATGCCCTTCGCGATTTCCTCGACTGCTCCCTCAGGTAGCTCACTCGAACGGAAGGCTTCTAAATAGGCTTCTAGAGCCGCTGAGGGATGTCCAAAACGGTTATATCCGAAGTAATCCTCTAGCGCGAAGTGTATACCTGTGCCAAACCATAACTGTATAATTTCTTGGGGCGGATCGGGTACTAGGTGACGTCTAAGGGGACTTCTAAAATCCCATTTGCGTCGGCACCTTTTAAAAGCAATACGGTCACTGGTATGAATCTCTAGGAAATCATCCATTTCTACTGTCCTCCTCCCTCTACATCTTTACCTTCCTGCTCGATCTGCCAATCTCGATCTGCCAGTCCATCTACGAACTCAAGTATCTTGTTAAGTTCATCGTTGGTCCAGCCTATGATCTCAATAGTCATTACATCAGGTAGAACAAAAAATACCTCCTTGGCTTCGTTTAAAGGTAAAAACAAGCTTATTCATTTCGTTCCCTCCAAAGCAGGTTCTTTACCAAGGTTAACACCGACGAGTCGGAGATGTTCGTTATGGCTATTATTCAATAGTTTGCCACAGCGGCCACATCTCCACGGTTGAGTAGCTGCAGAATACCACTTACTCCCACAGCGAGGACATATCCTACATATCATTTAACTCGCCCTCCTCTCCTGCAAAATACCCTTTCACCTTACGTCTTTCGAATCCGTTACAGTTCGTTAAAAGGAAGGGATCGAAATCGGCGGGCCATCTAAAATTACTTGCAGGTAGCCCTCGAAGGTCAAATTTGATTTCTAATCTTTGAGCATTTTCAATGTTACATGCAGCGGAGACGTTAGCAATCCCGACGTTATTGCCTGGGTAGAAACAGGTGCAATAAACACCTCCAGGGCATCTCCCTCCGTGCACGCACCTATGGCAGTTATACCTAAAATCCTCCTCGATAACTTTCCCCGTAGGATTATGCTCCTTCTGCATAGCGTTTTTCCTTTATTTCCTCTGTCACCTTCGCATAGAGATCTTCTATGTTTACTGTAGCACCGTTAGATAAATAGATGTTGGAATCATAGCTGCCGAAGCGTTCTAACCTGCTTAATTCTACATCGAGTAGGTACCTAACCGCTGTTAACTCATCTCTAGTGAAACTCTTCAACGTGATCCCTCCCTATTCCGCGAGTAACTCATGCTTACTTGGGTTAATCCCAATCTTATGCTCGCCACACCAATCAGTATCCCCAAATACTACAGGATATCCCGTCCTAGTAGGAGCATTCCTTCTGCATCTACCTATAGCAGGAGTTAATTCAGTAGGTTTAGGTGCAAAATATCGACACGTAGCGCAGCAATATCCCGTTAATCCATCCCAGCATCTTTGCCCTCTTAACCCTTTAACTACAGAAGCCATATCGTACCTCCTTTCCTCTTTACTTTATGCTATGATAATATTATACAACCTTTTATAAAAATTATCAAGGGTTGACATTTAAAAAATTTAAGTGGTGCACCCCCTTAGTTTTTGTATTATCTCGTGAGGTCTCAATATCCAATTAGAGGCCATCTGTTTATCGTCTAATTTATCCATTACTTGCTGATCTGTAACAGCATCTTCATACATCAAGTAGTAAATATTTACTGGGTTAAGCTGTCCTATGCGGTGGAGACGCTCCTCTGCCTGGAGGTTATCTATTGCACTCCATTCATACCCCACAAAAAAGGCGGTACTTGCCGCATGGACTGTAAATGAAGCTCCGCTCTTTATAGTATATATAATACACTTCCGATGAGTCGGACACCCTTGAAATGCCATAGCAACGTCTGCAGCTTGCCTCTTCATTTTACCGTGGATCTCGTATATGTAGCCCGTTAATTCCTCCAATACTTCCCTTACATATGGTACTGCCTGTCTAAAGGGCGTGCAAACCGCTACGGAGCGCCCCGAGGCGAACTCCATATCAACTAGCTCCTTCAGCTCCTCTAGAGCAGCACCCTTTTCTCGACTTTCTAACAACTGAGGAGTTACCAACATTTGTCTTAAGCGAAGAACTTGAACAGCCTCATTAGGGGCGGCTACTACACTATCTCTATCTATATCTACCATCATAATTTCGGCTAATTGTGTATAGAGTTTTGCTTGACCTTTAGTCATACGAATCTTGAGGGCCTGCCTGGTTTTAGGAGGTAGCTCCTTCAACACCTTCTTCTTGGTACGTCTGATGAGATACTGCTGCAGCATTGCATTCAGCCCTAAAGGATTCTTAGGACGGGCCTCTATAGATTTGCCGAAGGGGCCCTCTATAACAATACAATGCTTCCATACAAACGACCAGTAACTCTTGAATTTAAAGGGGTCAAGTAAATGTAAGGGCGCAAATAGGTCTGCGGGGTTTCGTCGCACTGGAGTACCAGTGATGAGGAACATGTATCTGTAGCGTAGGCGCCGAACTTTTCCGAAAGTTGCAGATTTATGGTTGAGCAGACCTCCCAGGTGGATTTCATCACATATGACCGCTTGCCAAGCTGTTCTGTACTGCAAGATGTCTCCAATCATAGCATAGTTAGTGATAAGTAGGGGGATTTTATCTCGTTCTAGCTTTTCAAGGACGGTGCTACGTTTATGTACGGGTATATCGCCACTATATAATAAGGATTCATCTCCGAACCACTTCATTGCTTCGTCGCGCCATACCCCTAGACTAATCTTAGGACCTATCACTAATATAGGTCCCTCTTCTATTCCCAAACGTTTTAAAGCTGTTAGCGCCGTAACTGTTTTTCCTAACCCAGGTTCATCCGCAAGTATAGCACGATGCTTCTCTACTAAGAAATCTACGCCCGCCTCTTGGTATTCGCGCAATTTTAATGTCATCTGACATTTGCTCCTTTGTCATTCCCAGCGACTCTCTCACGGCGTCGGAGGTATTTAAAGCAGTAATCTGCTGTTCGAACTCATACAAGTCTTCTCGCAATCGTTCTATCTCATCAGCATCTACTGCGGCAAGTACTATTTCCTGCATACGCTTGCCTATCTTAGCCGCCCATTTGGGATCAGACGCGTAGTACTTATTCGCATGCACTAGCGAAGGACCCGTATAATATCTTCCGCCCCTAGAAAAATAGTTTCGTTGTAGCTGCTCTGCTACGTATATTACTCCCGCTCCCCTCGAATGAAATGTGTAAGCATTGTTGTATTCGTAGCCATCATAGGCCCCATACCCGAAGAGGTTGTTTTTGTGTCTAGCAATTGCGCTCTGCCCCCCTCCGGATTCTAGCCATCCCAATGCAGCTAAGACAACAGCATTGATGCCCGTCTGCTGCTCTGCATATACGAGAGACTCCCCGGTACCTTTCATACCGGGGAGTCCCAACACCACCCAAGCGTGCTCCAACATGTCTGCTGTAAAATAAGATCGCGATAGGACGTTCATTAGGTGACCTCTTCCCATCGCCGCGTTATCATAAGTATATAAAAACGACGAAAAGAACTCTTCTAGCGCCTCATTACGCTCCTTCAAGTTCTTCTCACGTTCATTAGCTTCGTCTAATAGGTCAGTTAGGATCTCATTTTCTTGGTGTACTCCATCTAGCTCCTCTACTCTCTCTCGTAATTCCTGCTGTATTATCTCTTGATCTGATTGTGCCATAAATGCAAGCGGAATTACTGACATCAACGCACTTAAGGAGAGGAATAATGCTATCTTCAGTCTCTCTATTAGCATTGTTATGACCTCCTTCAAGACTATTCCAACATTACTCTACTCAATTACCTTTTGTTTCAGCTCCTTTATTAACGCGTTCTCGAGCATTCTGTATCCTTTAAGTATGAATGTATATGCATCGGATCTAGCATTATCGAGAGTATTATTGATAAGATTCTCGAAGGTTTGTACAATCCCTCTTATGTGCTCAAGATCCTCCGATAGCTCCTCTACGTGTATCATTTCTTATCCAGCTCCTCAAGTATCCCATGAGTCTCGTGAACGGAGGGCAACCACCCATTAAATTCTCTGCCGAGCAGCAACTCTGTCCAGGGTGCTAGATCTCCATTGGGGTGTATCCCCATTACACCGCAACTATTCTCTACGAGTGCGTCGATCTCCTCAATCAATGTACGTAACGCGTCCCTGGCTTTCCCAAAGAGATGTCCAAACTTCTTAGCCTCGCGTTCGAATCGATTTCGAGATGCTGTCGCGGCCCCCAATCGACCTATAATCGAAACTAACTGTTTCTGCAAAGCGTCGTTCCTAACTTCAAGGAGCCTCCGTTCAGTTTCGAGAATGTCGATCCTGTGTGTAAGAGCGTCATTTCGCGACGATAACTGATTCAAACGCTCCTTCAATTTACTCCCGAACATACCCATTCCTCCTTAAGTCTACTTAATTAAGAACTCGTCTGCGTAGCCCTTCCATGAAACAACAAGTAATAACAACCATGTCGCACAGCATCCATAGCATGGGGCATGCTTGCTTTGTAATACCCCCAAGCCTTAAGTTTGTTATTGCTGCAGAAACTCTTTGTAGAGGCCATTTGCAAAGTTAAAGGTATTTTAAAACGATCACAAATAGCTTCTATATAACCTATTAGCTTGGGAGTATAGAGGGCGCTCCATGTGTGTTGGGCGACCTTAGAGGCATATACACGATATCCTTCTACTACTACTATTTCCGGATTATTATCCTCTATTAGATCCCACAATTCAGAACCTACTACCCTCCCATCTTTGTGTACCGGTATAGAGACCTGATTGCACGAAGTGAGTATGCCTTGTTTAAATACTGCCCACCCACAAGTTTCCCCTGGATCGACCGTTACAAGAGTCCTTGGAGGAGACCAATCAAATCCTCTGATCTTATGGAATAAATGCTCGAATGAGTCAGTCATCCCAATCCTCCTCGTCGTTGTATAGATATCTCAGTATCCCATTCCAGCCCTTCTCTCCCGCTACTTCTCTTCGCACCTCTGGAGATGCCATTTTCATACTCTTATGGAATACCTGCAGTAGTGTTGTTATAGCCCTTCTAAGGTCAATTAACTTCGCAGCCACTATCGTAGTCTCCTCATCCTCGGAGAACCCTACAGCAACGAAGTTGGTAAACTCATATTTTGTACGCCTGTCCGTAACTACGCACTTGGCCTTGACTTTCTCTGACTCTGTTAACCTTATCCAATTACTCTTCATTTGAGGCCTCCTCAGTTTGTTCTAAATCTCTTGCATCTTTAGGTCTAGTAAGATTGCACCAGGAGTGCGTACAACGAACGTTGTCAGCAACATCTCTACCTCCTTCTACTATAGGTTTAATGTGGTCGATATGAAGATCCGCTAATTTCTCGATAGGCTTACCACAAATTTTGCATGTAAGTACGCCGTCTATGCTATCGCGCGCAATAATCTCATTACGAGTGTAGTCACGCTCTTCACGCATCTCTTTAAGAGCCTGGCGTCTCTTAGCATGCGCCTTCTGCATAACCTTCTTTCCACGAGCAGTTGCTTGATATTCCTTATCGTAGGAGAGCTTTCGCTCCCTATTCTGTCGATAGTGTTCTCTATGGTACTCGAGGCGCTTTTCACGTTCTTCGGGAGTTTGTGGCTTCTTCTTAATCTTGTCCTTTCTTCGAGCATAGCTTTCTCGTGCAGAAGCAGCTTCGCACGTCTTACACGTGTACGTGTGCCCATCGGGCGAAATCTTACGACGCGAGAAGTTAATTATTGGCTGGAGGGGGTTTCCTGTTAGGCACTGCGTACCTCTATTGCATCTCTTCATTTTGACTTGGGCTCCCTGCTTCTCTTCCACAGAAGTCTCTCCTTTCGTCAAATGTCGTATTTTTTTAGTTATTAGTGAGGGGAGGCCGTATGTTGACCTCCCCTCTATGGGAGTGAGTTAGGGATATTCTAGTAGTTGAGATCCGGATCGGTGTCCAGTTCTAAATCAGGACTCTCTACTGCATCTGTGGGGGCTTCTTCCTCTCCCTCTTCCTTTACGGGTTTAGTAGCCATCCAAACAATGGTGTAGTCACATCCAGCCATATTCGCGATTTCCCTTCGGGTTTTGCCCAAAGCGTACTGTTCACGAATAAAATCGACTCGTGCAACTTTCTCTCCCGTTTCAGGATGCGTAATCATAACTCTACCGGTGCGGGCGGCCTTGGATCCCTCCGGGGGCTCCACATCTTTAGTAGCCCCATACACTGTAGCATAGGCTACATCGAACTGCTTTGCGATCTCAGCACGGGTCTGTCCTTCCGCGTAAAGCTCCTTCATAACCTGGGCACGCGGCTTCATCTGCCCATCGCGGGGGTCTTCAACTATAACAGAACGTCCACCACTACCACGACCCGTAGCCCCCTCAGGGTGCTTCTCATTAAACATGTTAGCGGTCGCGCTGAACACGATGTTATAGGAAACATCCAACTCTTTCGCGATCTCGGATCGGCTCTTATTCTTGAGGAACTCCTGACGGATATACGCACTTCTACTACACTCTTGCCCGTTGTCTAAAAAATACTGGACCGGCTCCTTTGCCTCCACTTCCTGAACTACATCCTGTCCCTGTACATCTTCTGACATTTCTGAAAGCCTCCTTGAATTTATTTTGAATTGCTTATGATACAATTATAATCTATTCTCGATTTTAAAGCAAGGGTTCTTTTTAAATTTTTTTTTTAGGGAGGGGTCAATATACATTATGCCCACCTAACCTAAGATACTTTTTTGGCAACCCTTGATTTTGTTTTTATATAATGATATAATTATATCATGATATAATTATATAATTCAATAAAGGAGGGAAAATTATGAGTAAGGCTAAAGAGTTCAAACATTTACTGGCACGTGTAGAAGAAAACTTCTATCGTGAGGTCAAAATTAAACTCGCGCAGAAGGGACTTACCATGCACGAGGCTATAGTAAGAGGTATTAAACACGAACTCGAAATAGAAGAGGATCCCAAAAAACTATGCTCGGTACAGTCTAAATAACTAATAGAAAGGAGATAATAGTATGCAAAGTACTGCAACACTTGCAGACTCGTACCCCCTCAATAAAGTTATTGAAGTAATGAAACCTTGTAAAGTAGATGTAAATAAGAGGCCCTCACATAAGGAGGCAATAGAAAAGGCCTTCGAGTCTCCTCTTTACGTAGCGGAACCCAAGATAGATGGGTGCCATTACATTAGCATCGGAGGTAGATTCTTTAGTACCAGTACTAGCACATCCAAACGCCACGGAGTACCACTAGAAAAGACGGGATATTTCCCGCACCTAGTAGAGGGACTCATGAGAGCAGGGCTGGGCAACATCGTTTTAGATGGAGAAATAAACTTTCCTGGTAAGAAATCGTACGATGTAACCACCGTTACGGGATGTCTTGAAGATGAAGCCATAAGGAGACAAGAAAGCTCCGGATGGCTTTATTACATGATATTCGACATCCTAAGGGATACAAAAGGGAATTGGTTGTTCAATACCCCTTGGAGAGAGAGGAGGGAACTATTAGAGCAAGTCTCAGGCAAACTCACGCAGGCATGTAAATATCTCGAGGTTATTCCTGTAATACGTTCGCGCAAGAGACAGTTCCTCGAGAATGAGTTAGCCGAGGGGAGAGAAGGGATAATTTTAAAACACGTTAATGGTACTTACGTTCTCGGCAAAAGACCTATGTGGAACTGGATTAAGTTAAAGATAGAAACTGCTGACGACGTTGTAATTATAGGCTACGATCCACCCACTAAGGAATATAAAGGTAAGGAGTTCTCTACCTGGCCTTATTGGCGGGATGGTGAACCCGTGTCAAAGAATTACTATATGGATTGGATTGGTAGTATCGTCTTTGGCAAATATAACGCCGCAGGAGAGCTAATCCCATTAGGTACCTGTGTAGGCATGGATGAGGAAATGAGACGCGAGTTCTCCGAGAACGGTAATGAGTACATCGGCAGGGTCATAAAGATCAAAGCCATGGAGCGCACTCCGGAAGGCCGCTTTCGTCATCCATCCTTTGATGGTTTTCATCCTGACAAGAATCCCAAAGAGTGCACATTAATAGGAGGGTGATAATCTATGGCACCTTCTAGTAATGAAGATATCCGCAGGGAAGCATTTTTTTATCTGCAAATGGGCTTACCAATCATTCCGTTATGTCCATCGGACCATAGGAAGATGCCTAATTCACATAGGGAGGTGTGCCAGGCACCCGGTAAGTCCCCTGTATTAAGGGAGTGGGCACAAAGGGGTACACCCTCCACGGAAGAAGTTACGGAATGGTTTCGTGCTAACGAGTACATAAATATAGGCCTGGTACTCGGGAATACCGGCAACTGGAATTTGGCAGGCATCGATATTGATGGTGAAATAGGGGAAGAGTTATTGGAGGAATGGAGTAAAGGGGTTTTACCAGACACGTGGGAATTTACAACCGGCAACGGTCGCAGATTATTATACTTACTGCCCGAAGGTTCCGAAAGTAAGAAATTTTCTAAAAAGAAGGAAAATGTCGAAGGTGAGTTAGCATTATTAGCTTCAGGACAGCAGACGGTTTTACCCCCTTCGATTCATCATACTGGACGTATATACACCTGGACAGAAGGTAGGAGCCCTAGAGATATCGATCTGGCTGATGCGCCCCAATGGTTACTTAATCGCGTATTGCTGTATAAAGAGGATCAAGGGAACACACTGAATCTCCTTTCGGATGTGCCGCCCCCTACTGTGAGTCAAGAAGATTGGACGAAGAACGTCGAAACAGGAGAACGCAACAATCACTTAGTAAAACTAGCAGGTTCCCTTATAGCGAGACGCAATATTCCGAAAGAACAGATTCTAGAGTTTCTTAAGACATGGAATACAAACCACTGTGTGCCCCCTCTACCTGATAGCGAAATAGAAATCATGGTAGAGAATTTATTCGAGTCGGAACAGATAAAAGCGGCCAAGTACCAATCGAGGAAGGGGAAGTCGCGTAGCACCCTGAGGCCTGCTCCCTTTGCACGAGCATTTGTAACGAAGCAGGAAAAGAAAGGCACAAACTGGAAGTACTGCGTCAACAAAGGGATCTTTTATCGATGCGATAGCCTCGTGGGCCCCTGGGAAATAGCCGATATATTATACCTGCAAAAGGAGGTTCGCAGGGAGCTAATAGCACAAGATAACGCTTGGGATTCCATCCATTCTGTCAATGAGGTAGTAGCTGCTCTAAGAGAGTACTTAGCGGATCCCGCCCACGACGACTTATTCGACATAGGGCTAAATGCTGATGTTGACCACATCTATGTAGGTAACGGGATTCTAAACTGGCGTAAGAGTGAATTGCTTCCATGGGATCCTCTCTCTTATAGTACTATTAAACTTCCGATGCAATGGGATCCTGAGGCACTAAATAAGGACATAATGGACCTGTGGTTAAACGTTTTAGAACAATGGATTCCGGACGAAGGCGCACGATCCTTTTTACAGGAGTTCATAGGATATTCCCTTATACCTGACTGTAGTTTCAGAACGGGTGTATTTCTCTTCGGCGCGGGTTCAAACGGTAAGTCCCTATTTCTAGATGTCGTCTCAAGGATGTTTAAGGGATACATAAGCTTCGTTCCTCTACACTGGATAGCAGAACGCTTCGAAACAGTTAAGCTTATGGATAAACTTATCAATGTGTGCGGCGACATTGACTCTAAGTACATGAAGGAGACCTCTACATTAAAAGCACTGATTGCCGGCGATGCAGTAAGAGGGGAATACAAACATGGAAGATCCTTTCACTTCTATCCCGTCACAAGACTCATCTTCTCCGCAAACGTTTTACCCAAGAGCTCAGACAAGTCTGAAGGGTGGTACTCAAGGTGGAAGTTTATTGAATTCCCCAACAGATTCAAGACTGATCCTGTCTTTAAGCGTGACTTATTGGCAGTTATGGATACCCCAGAAGCTCTAAGCACGCTACTGATATGGGCAATAGAAGGGTTGCAGAGATTATTTACTAGGGGCTACTTTACCACGAGCGGTACAATGGAGAAATCTGAGCTACAATACAGAACAGAGAATGACACTGTACAGGCTTTTACGCAGTACGCAATTAAAACGTGTCCGCATGCAGGCGATAAAACTACATTATCAATTCCATCGATTTATGGGGTATACAAAGTATGGTGCGAAGACGTCGGGGTTAAGGCAGTTAGTCAAATAGAGTTCAGCAGAAGATGTCAATCCCTAGACATTGCTAAAGGTGTTCGCACTGTTAATAACCTTAGCTCAAACTGTCTATTAGGTGTAATGTTTTCACAGGAAGCAGTCGACGCAGGCTTAGAAGAAGAGTATGGTTTTAACGAAGCTGTTAGATCGTCAATGCGTAGAAGGAAATAGGAAAGGAGGATAGAAATGAATAGGGACGACTTAATTAGGTACTCTACACGAGTGGATAACAGAGTTATATGGGTAGCGAAGTTTTACGTGGGTGCCCGGAGTACCATTAGGGAGACGGGTCGCTTTCTAGGGGTATCGAAATCAACGGTACATAAGTATTTGACCGATCCGCGATGTTTACCCGCGCTAGATGGTGTCCTAGCAGCTCAGGCTAGAGCTATCCTAGACCAAAATAAGTTCGAGGCACCCTATAGAGCTGCTGAGGCATCTGCAAAATGTCGAAAGAGCCGCATGAGACGTGAAGCTAATCTGTAAGACATTATCACTATTACGCAAAAAGATAAGACCTTAACGGAAATGTTAGGGTCTTATCTTTTGATTAACCGTGGCGCCAGCACATTCTCGCACGTCGTCGGCGGTGTCTAAGAACTACATATTAGCTTTAGCTCGATGTTCTCATTGTCTAAGAACTACATATTAGCTTTAGCTCGATGTCCTCATTGTCTAAATGTTCTCACTGATCGCCCCCGGTTTCCTCGAGGTGGTCGAGATACTCCGAGCACCTATTAAGCTTGTCACACTTGGTACACATCAGCTCTAGGCAAAGCTCGCTTATCCGTCGCATGACTGCGCGAATAGCATGTTCCAACATGTACATCATCTCGGTGACGCTCATGGTACCCAAGGCGCCGGTTATAACCTTGTCCGGAGTCCCCTTAGTCCCGTCCTCATTCTGGATCCCCATCATCACTGCAATAACCTTCTCGGCTTTGCGAATCTTACCTTCGGCTGAAATGATTGTTACGTATCTTCCTTTCACTAGAACACCTCCTGCATATAGACTAGCAGCCACTCTCGGAGTTCTTCATCGGTACTAAATAGATCATCGTCGATAGGGCCATTGTCGTCGTCGTCGTCGCCATCGCCATCGCCATCGCCATCGCCATCGCTATCGCTATTCGCTATCGTCGGAGACGTCTATGGCTTCTATTAATTTGACGTCCGTAACAAGAGGTACTTCCCGTAGCTTCATCCTGGCGGCATCTAACGCCGCTACAACCAATGAAGGCTGCAGGCACTCAACGTCGAAGTCTAATATAAACGTAGCTCTAACTTTCATGTGCACCACCCCCTTTGATGTTCCCTTCGATGTTCTCTTCGTAATACCGCGTGATTGCTTGTGCTACTTTGTACGCATCCTCTACACGCAGCCAAATGCCCTTCTGACTTGGCCTAGGAGTATCAGGGTCAAGCTGCGTGGTATACCAATTACGGATGTCGATATTGATCTCGCCATTGTCCATCTCTACCCTGTTCACACAGATAGACGTACGTTCGGTCTTGGGAATCTCCTCAATGAGCTGACGGTCCCTAATACTAGGTCCTCCATTCTGTCGCTTAGTACCATTGTAAGCCATCTTATTCGCCTCCTTGATTTTTGTGCTGTTCAGTCCGTTTGGCCTGCTTATACTTTCTTACGATACTATACACCTCCGCTCTGTCCAATCCAAGCGTTCCTGCAATTTGATCGATCGTCTTGCCATCGTCGTACAAGCGCCTGATGCGAGAAGATTTCGAAGGATGCCTGGGTTGTTTAGCTTCACGAGTGTTGGGTTCGGGATGGTTCTTCTTATGTCGTTGGATTACTCTGTGCACAAAGCTGTAGTAAGTCTTGAGCTCGCGCGCGATATCAGCGATCGACATGCCGTTCTCGTACAATAACCGCATACGAGCAGATTTAGTATCGGGGCGCAGCTCTTCGTCCGCCACTACCATACACCTCCTCTGTAAGTATTGAGATCAGGACGGAGATATGAAATAGGGTGACGGGCTCTAGTACATGCCTTAGCCTTCTCATATTTCTCCGTATCTTCTGGACTGTGTCCATAATGGATCCCTCTGTATCCGACGTATTTTAGATTCTTGGTAACGTATATCGCTCCGCACAATCCACACTTAAGTGGAATCCACTCCCCAGCATCAGCCCACTGCACTATACTATCGCGTCCGAATAGGGCCATATGGGTCACTCCTCGGTCGTATTGGTGTTAGTGTTGGTGTTAGTGTTGGCCTCGAAGCGCTCCTTGAGCTTAGTATACTGCTCGTACGCTCTCACATCGTTCTCGGTGATTATTATCACGTCTATGTCACTGGGATGCTCCAACGAATTCACAGTTTCGAGATCCAGACTAGCCCCCTCAAGAAGATCATAGGAGAACACCCACACCCGGAAGGCATCCCTATTAAACTCGATCTCGACACACTTATCGCCTTGAGAGACCCACTCCTGAATTACCTCAAAGGACTTGCTATTAATGTGATTGTCCACACGATTGTTCTTTTCCACTGTTATCCCCCCGTAATAGTAATCTCCGCTCACCCACCCACCCCTAAGGGTTACGCGTTAATCCTCATTCTTGCTTTTGTCCTTACCACACTCAACCGCATCTTTAATGAGACTGAAGAGCATCGCACGAGCATCATCCCCCTCGAGGGTCTTAAGGGACTGTGCCAGCATACGGAGCTCATGATGCTCAATTGCATCCCGCAAGGACTGTAACACTATAGAGGGAGGCAAATACCCAAGCGATACTCCGCTACAAGGGACTCCTGTACCGTCCTTCCACTCTTCACCGGTGTCATCCTCATCAGTGAGCATGCCAATGTAGAAAAACTGAATCCCTTTGCAAAGGCTCTCCTTAATCACTCTTGTTACCTCACCAGTCTCCTTGTTAATCATGTTACAACTCACTTGAACAGTAATGACCTCATCGTCGATGAACTTATAGTTATTCTGGAGATCCTTATTTGTGGAGAGGTGCCTCTCCCATTTCGTCGCGTCTTCCTTCCGCATAGCTAAATACCTCCTTACGCTAATTTATACATGTCCCAGAATCAATCCTTTCTACCTCGGACTCGTGAAACACTGACATGTAATACGTTGTATCTGTCCTTGGAAAGTGTAACATCACCTCCGCCCCGCACGATGTAGATCTAATAGCTATAACCCTCCCTTCACACCCTATAAATCTCTGCACCCTAGGTCTATCAGACTGCACCACCCTAAAAGGATCCCCAAGGGACATGGGTTTATGTCCGTAGGTATAGACGTCGGGGTCCCTCTTGGAACTGATCACTATGGTCACTGTGCCTCCCTCCAAACGGTAAAATTGATGTTCTTACTTATATTATAACACATATTTTAAAAAATTTCAAGTGCGCGTATGAGGGGACGATCACGAGGGTTAAAAAATTGGTCAATCGAAAGTCGGGAACGATTGAAATGTGAAGTAGTAGGTTAGAGTCTCTCATACTCGGGTTATCACCTTCGAGCATGCTTTCTGAGCGACAGTATGCATCATTGGAATTATACGACAAAATACGACACGATACGACAAAATACGAAGACGATACGACACAAAAATACGACATCGCTTTTCTCCCCTTCGTATCGTCTTCGTATTCTTCCACTGTCGTATTTTTTGGAATATTTGGAATATTTGAGATAATTCTGAATCTTCCAACAATACGAGACGATACGAAACATCGCAAAACGATGTCGTATTTTTGTCGTATCGTAATACGAAACGTTTAAAATCAATGTTTCGTATTATTTACTATGAAAACTATAATTATTTCTTATATATAAAAGAATTATGAAAATGATATAATTATATAATTATATAATTATATAATTATATATAAATATATTATATAAAAAAGTAACTCAAATTTTTCTATCGTAAATATCGTTTTTGTGTCGGATTTGTCGGATTTGTCGGATTTTTGTCGTATTTCTCCCCTTCGTATTTCCTTCCCTGAAACTTTTGCAGATTATCATACTTTTGGGGCACCAAGCAATCTCGATAGAATAAACATCCGAAACTTCGCCCTCACAATCTATACCCGTCCTTTTTATCCTGTTTTCCGAAGGGTATTAGAAGTGCACCTCTCTTGCCACGGTATATAATTGTGGTACATGTTAGCCACGTGGGCAACAGGCACACACCCGGGCGCGAGGATCCTGTGTAGGGGGTTTTAACCCAGGACGCCCTCAAGGATGGGTGAGCAAGCTTCGCTTGGGTCAAGAGAAGGTGACGTGCTGCCCGGGGGTTTTAGTACCAATTACTCGAGCCGACGTGGGGCGAGATGCGTGGGGACGTGGGGGTCTATTAGGAGGCTCGCGGTTGATGGGCGTAATAAAGGCCGCCCTTGGATGTGAGCGGCCTTTACCAGGTACCTTACAGGATCTTGTCGGTCGCAACTTCTAGGGACTTCAGAATACGCTCGAACGGATGGGTACCACTGCGGTCTGCAGGTAGTTGTACTACCGCACATTCCACTAGACCTGCTAAGGCGAGAAAGTCCGCAACGGGGAAGCTGACCGTTCTGGTTGTGCATCCTTTGAGGTACCCTGTGGTATCTAACGTGGTTAGGATGCGTTCCAAGCGCTCCTCGAGCATATCCGCGTCGTCCTCGACCTCCGCAATGTCATACCTTTCCAAATAGTCCATTAGGAACTCGTAGTCGCTGTGGCGAAGCACCACCACCTTGTGTACCCTAACCATCTGACGTCGCAACATCCGGAACTCCGCTTCCTGTTGTACGTGCCAGCTCCCTACTAGCTCTAGGAACTCCGTCGCCTCTGGGCCATCGTAGACGTAGTCTAGGGCATCTACGTCCACGGGTCTTTTGGTGTGTTTTAGGTGCTCGTGCCTATTGGCCAGCCATACCACGCAGTATCCGTCTCTGTACTCGTTGCCTAGGACTCTTACAACCGGTTCGTCCGTGGGAAGCTCTCCCAATCCGATGAGGTTGTATAGGACCTCTCCCCCTAGGATCCTAAGGTTGTCGGGGCGGGTTACTGTACGGGTCTCGATATTCTGGAGCTTGGCGTACTCATAAATGCCCAACACTACGTCTTTACGGGGTTCCCTCAGGAGCCTATCGATGTGCTGGTAGGTCAAGAATCTAGGACCGCGCGTTTTCACCGGGACTACCCCCTTAATTGGTATTTGCCGGGATTTACGGCTCCCGGCGGGCCAGTTCCTACTACTTGCGCTGGGCTTTCGCTTCCTCAATCGTCATGCCCTGGGACTCCAGTTGCTTCTTGTACTTCCGGATGGTGGAATGTACGAACGTGTAGTTGGCATTGTGTTTCTTGGCGATATCACCAACCCTCATACCATCCAGGAAATCCCGACGGAACAGTTCCGACTTCGTTATCTCCGTAGACCTAGCCTTCCGCAAGTCCCCCGAGGTGTGGGTGTTCAAGACACTGTATACGAACTGATACCTCACACCAACCAGTTTCGCGATCTCCCCAACGTTCAGTTCGTGCACGTCGTACAGGTGTTTAAACAACCTGGACTTACTCGGGAATTCAACCTTCTCACCGTCCGGCAAGGTAACGGTGGTGCCTTCAATGTTCCACTTAGCCGGTTCATGTTTCTGGACCTTCTCAATCACCTCTTTGGACAACTCCGGGGCGCTCTGGTTAACTACCTGCTCCTGCTTCACTACGGTCGCCTCCTTATTCTTTTCGTTGGTACGCCTCTCCTGGACTTTCCCTTTGGTACTTTGTTCCTTGGTCACTCCCATGACCTCCTCGTACGGTGTCCTCTCACTCACCATGTCCTCTCTGTTATGCTCGGTAAGCACATGTAATCTGGTTGTGTATAAGTAACTATCACCCCCTGAGTAACTCAAATTGCATCTGTATATATTAATTATATAATAAACCTAAAAAAATTGCAAGTGCCACCTTGGGGATGAGTGCCTTTCGCGCCCGGTTTTAACCCAGTATGTACTTTTTACCGTGGCTGACAGGGGCGAGATCCCTGGGGCGTGTCCAATGAGATTAAAGTTAGTAGGGACATTACTCGGTCTACTTCCCGGGCAGCTGCCCTGGTCAATTGCCCAAGTACTTTCCCAAAGATTCTTAGCGACCGGTTTTCACGGGCGCCCTGGGTATTTTGTAGGGGGTTTTCACCAGGCCGACCGGGGGCGTGCTCCGCGCCATGGGGATCTATCTCGCCTAATCTGTAGGCCGCGTTTTTATCCGGTCTGCCCGGGGCGAAATTGGCATATTCCTGCATGTTTATGTCCTTTTACATAATATTCTGCTAATATGAATAGACTCTCACATGTATTCAGGTTATAGCATAATATGAATAGACTCTCACATGTATTCAGGTTATAGCATAATATGAATAGACTCTCACATGTATTCAGGTTATAGCATAATAT